TCGTAACGTTCGGTAGTACCGAAAGAACATTGTTATATATCAATGCGTTACACTCGGTATCGGTATCGGTACTTCGGTACATACCGAAACTATTCCTCCATTTTGACGATCCGAAGCTGCCACTTTTTGCCCTCGCGTAGGATCGTTATTTCGTAGTCGCCTCGCCGCGTTGGTGACGACAGCCGCTCAAACAATTTCGCCAACTCACCCTGTACCTTGTCCTTGTATGGCGGCCAGCCGGGAACGTCCTTCATTGGGTCACAGATATTCTTGACACCCGACACGCGGCCTTCACCGAAGTTGTCGATAAGCTCATCGAGAATTAGGGCGAAGGTAGCGTCCTCGTCGTTTGCCACGGCCAGCGCATCGAGGGCCTCGTCCTCACTGGATATGTGGCAGACGCCAATGTCCCTGCCCTCGCCTTCATTCATTTCTTGACCCACCAACTCCATGACAATCGGCGGGTGAATCTCCCCCTCTCGCTGCTTGCTCATGTCTACCACAACGAAACGCTTGAGGCGCAAGCGAAGGTAGTGCTGCTTCCACGCTGCGGCGTCCGCGCTGCCTTTCTGTGGTGTCCACTGATCCATAGTCCACGAGAAGTCCAGTGCTGCACCGATTGCGCCTGATCCACGCAGGGCCTCTAGGTCACCCCGATAGCCTTCCTTCTTGTTCTGCTTTGGGGTGTGGTGGGCAAAGATCGTCGCCACACCTTTCTTAGGCGACGACTGTACAAGGGTCAGCGCCTCCCGCACCGTCTCCGCTGTCGAGCTTGAGTTCTCGCCGCCATCCATCGCGTCGGCTAGCGTCACGTACGGATCGAGCAGCACCAGCCCCGCGCCCACCTTGTCAATCATGGCGGTGAGGCGAGAGACATTGTCGCGGTTAATCTCCAGCACGCGGGTCTCGTTTAACTGTGCCAATTTAAAAGAGCCTACGGCCTTACCTCTGACGATGATGGGTTCGCTGTCATCTAGGTCATAGTGCAACGCCACGGCCTTTAATCTGCGGAGGACATCCTCGTAATATTCTTCATTCGCCAGCCATACCACAGGCGTCGGCTCGCATGGCTCCCATCCCAATATGTCAGTGCGTCCAGAGGCCACGCAGGCAGCCAGCAAAGCCAGCCACCGTGTCTTGCCCACGTTGCTGCTACCAGCCAGCGCGCCGCTATTCATCTTGGGGATGATACCCGGCACCAGCCACTCGACCGGCTTTATGGTGCGCTGGTGCAACTCCCCCAGCGTGACCGAGTGGAACTCGTCCTCGTCTAACTCTATCTCCGCAGCAAGCGCCGATATCTCATCGGCTGTCGGGGCCTGCTGCGGACCGATAGGGCGGGACGAAGCCGCCAACATACGCTGCGTATCTAGGAACGACGGGCCGTCGTCATCCAACGCCCGCGCAAAGTCGTCGTCCACCGAGAACGCCGCACCAGCCTTCTCCACTGCGGTCACGACCAAATGCTCGATCTTGCTGCGGCGGTCCACCCAATCTAAGTG